GTTTATTTTATGCTTTGTACAACCGACCCACAAAACCTATTACCAACTGTTAAAGGTCGTTGTAGTCAGTTTCAAATGCAATTATTGGCAGATAATGAAATGCAAGATTTGCTTTCTAATATTGTTAGTGGTGAAAATGATGAAATTGATGAAGAAGTATATGAACAAATTATACAAGATGGTCAAGGTTGTCCACGCAATGCAATTAAAATACTTGAAAAAGTTTTGGCTACACCAAAAAAACATAGGTTAGCTATTGCCAAGCAAGCTGCTGAAGAACAATTAGAGGGAATTGCTTTATGTCGTGCTTTAATTAAAAAACAAAGTTGGAGTACTGTTAAAACAATTTTACAAGGTTTGAAAGGGCAAGAACCTGAAACAATACGTCGTTTAGTTTTAGGGTATGCTTCAAGCGTTTTATTAAATAAAGATGATGAAGTTGCTGGTTTAATATTAGAATCTTTTATTGAACCATTTTATAATACCGGTTTTCCCGGTTTAGTTTATGCCTGTTATTCAGTAATTAAAAATTAAAATAAAAGCAAAATTATGATTGACACAAAAGAAAATAAAGTTTGGGTTACTTTTTCTTATAAAGTAAATTTAGGTAATTTTGAAAATTTTGAATTTCAAAGTGGTTATTCACAAACTATAAAGGAAGATGATGATCCATTAAGTCTAATTGAAGAAATGCAAGAAAATATTTCAAGCATAGTAATAGATAAAGCAAAATTAACTAAAAAACAAATAAAAAAGAAATTATTATGAACTATCAAAAAGACATTGTTATTGATGAAGAAGCCTTAGACGTTGAATGGCTAGATCAAGCTGAACTAGCTATTAAATGGGGAAAATATTGGTCACGTTGTAAAGAAGAATTTACACGGTCTGAAGAAAATGTTAAATTAGTTCGTTCAGAATTAATTGCTAAAGTTAATGATGATCCTGATAAATATTTAGGTATAGGTATTAAACCTACTGTTGCAAATGTTGAAGCCTTTTTCAGAAATAACAAAAGACATATTGCAGCTAAAGAACAATGGATTTTAGCAATGACTAAAATGAATGATGCTGAAATTATTAAAAATGAAATATCGTTTACACGTAAAGCAGCATTAGAAAATTTAGTACAGTTACATGGACAAAACTACTTTGCAGGTCCAAAAATGCCAAGAGATTTGCATACTGAATATGAAAGAAAAAAGCAACAAAGAACAGAGAATAATGCTAGAATAAGAATTAATAAACAATCTTAAATTTTACTATTATGATTAAAAAGAAAAAAAATTCCTTTAAAGGAAAAACAAGAAAGAATGCTGATTCGAGAAAGAAGAGCAGCGGATTTGGTCATTTACTTTTACCTGATGGTGTAGAATTATTTGTGCCAGAAATGGATTCCAAAGTTGATATGGATATTATGCCATATCTTGTATCAGATAAAAGGCATCCTGATAAGGATGAAGAAAATGAAATTGCTACACCGGGAACATACTGGTATAAACGACCATTTAAAACACATAGAGGCGTGGGTGCAAATAATGAAACTGTGGTTTGCCCTACAACTTTTGGTAAAAAATGTCCTATTTGTGAATATAGGGATAAACTAAGAAAAGAAGGTGCTGATGATGAAGAAATCAAAGTAACAAAAACTTCAGAAAGAAATTTGTATGCTGTTTTTATTAAAAATAATAAATCAATTAAAAGCAACAAATTATTCTTATTGGATACATCAGATTATTTGTTTCAAGAAACATTTGAGGAACAATTAAAGGACTATGATGAGTTTGAAACATTTCCAGATCATCAAACAGGTAGTACTTTACGTGTAACTTTTGCAGAAGATAGTTTTGGTGGTAACAAATATGCAAAACCAACACGTTTTGATTTTGTCAAACGTAAAGAACAATATGATGATGAAATTCTTGAACAAATTCCTGATTTGGATAAATGTTTCAAAATTTTAAGTTATGATGATCTTAAAGCAAAGTTCTTAGAAACAACAAATGATGAAGACGATGAAGATCAGGACGATGATGAAATAAAACCATCAAAGTCTAAAAAAACATCAGGTAAGAAAGTTGTAGAAGAAGATGAAGACGATGAAGACGATGAAGATCAGGAGGATGATGAAGACGAAACTGAGGAAGATGAGGAGGAATCAGATGAGGAAGAAGATGAACCCGATGAAGATGAGGAGGAAGATTTAACTCCTGTAAGAAAAAGAAAAGTAACTTCTGCAAAAAAGACTGTACCAAAAAAATTGATTTGTAAATTTGGACATAAATTTGGTGTAAGTACTGATAAATTTGATGATTGTGAAGATTGTAAAATTTGGCATGATTGCATTTCCGCTAAAAAAGCTAACAAAAAATGACAATTATTAAGAAAAAAAATATTAGAGAATGGGATAAGAAGGATGTTTCATTTATAGGTATTAATTTACCAAAAGAGGAAGCATCCTTCCTTTATTTGTTTTGTCTTGCAAAAGGAATAACTAAAACATCAGTATTAAGTGATTTAATACATTCCTGGGTTGTAACAAAGCAAAATGATTATACTAAAGATAGTTTGATAGATATTATAGCTAAAAACATATATAAAGTCTATTTAAGCTTACCACCACAAAAGAAAAACTTTATGTACTTTCGTAATAAGTTACGACAAGAGTTTGAATTAAAAGAAATAGAACAATCTATTGTTGATGCTATTATTAAATCTGTCTCTGATGAAAAGGAAAAGGACAAACCAAGTACGATTGAATGAACATGAACAAATAAAAAATCATATTAATTCACCTATTAAAAAGAAAAAGAAATATGATGGTAGTGTTAAAACAGTTATTTCAACAGGTTCTACTTTATTAGACTTGGCTATTAGTGGTGGTAGGGTTAGAGGTGGTGGTATTCCATTAGGTATATTAGTCGAACTATTTGGTCCTACTGGAGCTGGAAAAACTGTTTTACTTTGTGAAATTGCGGGTGATGTTCAACGTAAAGAAGGAGATATAATGTTTCATGATCCTGAAGCACGTTTAAATAAACAATTTGCACAAATGTTTGATGTTGATTTTGAACAAATTGATTACACCACACCAGATACTGTTACTGAAGTATTTCAAACTGTTCGTAATTGGCAACCAAAAGGTAATATTGTTAATGGAATATTTGCTGATTCATTAGCTGCTTTATCTACCGATATGGAAATGGAGAATAAAGAAGGTGATAAAATGGGTATGCGTAGGGCTAAAGAATTTAGTGAAGAATTACGTAAAACTTGTCGTATTATTGCCAAAAATAATTGGTTAATGGTTTGTTCAAATCAAGTAAGACAAAATCTTGATGCTGGTCAGTACGGACAAAAATATACAACTCCGGGTGGATTAGGTGTTGGTTTTTATTCATCATTAAGACTTCGTGCTGGCAATCCTGAAAAAATTTGGGTAAAACAAAAAATTGTTGGTAAAGAAACTAAACGCTGTATTGGTGTTGAAACACAAGTTGAAGTATTTAAAAGTTCAATTTGGAAACCATTTCATACTGCACCTGTTATTATTCTTTTTGATTATGGTATTGATGATATTCGTGCAAATCTTCAATTTATAAAAGATTTTACTAAGAATACTATGTACACAATAAAGGATAATAAATTAGATATGAGTATGGAAAAGTCTATTAGTATAATTGAAAAAAGTGGTGCTGAAAATGATTTAAGAAATCAAGTTATTGATTTATGGGAAGAAATTGAACAAAAATTCAAAACAGAACGTAAACCAAAACAAAGATGATTAAAGAACATAGATCAATAACAATGCCAACTTTTCTTTTAAAAAGAAATTTACAAACTAAAACTAAAAAGTTTTATGATGGTTGGACTAAAGAAGACTTTGAAAATGAGTACTTAAAAATTTCTATGAATATAAGTACTCTTACAAAAGCACAAAGACAATTTATTATTAATTCATTTAAAAATGCAAAGGATAAGAACAACAAAACACCTGACAATATTAACAAATGATCCTAGTATTACAGCTTGGGGTTATGCTGTTATAAGAAATGATCAAATAATTACATGTGGTTGTATTAAAACAAAACCAGATAATAAGAAAAAACGTATTCGTA